AGTTGACGGACACCCTAGCCTTTGGTTAAAGAAAATTGACTCTCTCCCGGACTCCGCCGGTAGTAGAGATTCATTCTTGGATTCGCAACTACACGGGGTTTTCCTAGACAGATATGATGTTGAAGACGGTCTTCGTAGTAACAACGGTCTTAGCCGTGGGACGGCTTTCCCTGCAAACTACAACACTCATTTACGAAAATACGATAACGACATTACTACTTTGAATATGGGACTTCGTAATGATTACGACTTCTTGTATTTTGAAGGCCCTTATGGTGATTCTAGAACTGCAACTTCCAATGATGGTGAAGGGGTTCTCATCGGATTTAAGTTGCGCCTTGCTATTAATTACGGCCTCTCAAACATTACCCGTTCTACGCAATATGGTCCGGGCGGAAAAACTCTCTACAAATACACAATCACTTCCGAACCTGTTCTAGATTACATCAAAGATTTAACCGGTTGCTATTTGGTATCCGAAGAAGGCACGGTATATGGGGAAGACGATAACGGAGCGGCAGTCCGGGTGAATACTAGCACACCTACCCCACCGCAAGGCATCAACAATGTCATGCCCGATGATGTAGGATATGTTCTTTCACATGAGATTGATAGTAGTGATTCTACATTGACGCACATTCTCCTCGTTGACGCAGATTTGACCAACGGATACTACAGAGTAATGCAACCGAATGAAACGGCATTTTACGAATTTACGCCAAACAGAATCAAAATGAATACGCTTTCCAGCGAATACACGAAGGTTCCTTATGAAAATAAGACATACGATGTGACAAGAGATTACCTCTTTGGATACGGCTCCGGTGGTCGTGACTTCAATAGTGTAAACAATGCGGGACACAATGAAGCCGTCCTTTCCATGTATGTTCTTGTGGACCCCGACAGGCAAGACATTGACACCAATAGAAGCGAATTGGTTACGAGGACCTTTGGTTGGTCGCATTATGTGTTTTCCGGGGATGCGTTTGAATACACAAAACAGTTCAGCGTGTGTTTAGCCGATGGTGAAACGACCTACAAAACAAGTCTTGTAGCAGAATACCTTAGCAATACGAGAGGGGCTTACATTGAATTCGGTGAAATGCAGGAAATGAATGGTGTCGTTTCAGTTTCGGAAATGATTACCATTACCACTTCCAAGAATGTTTCAATTAACCCCAAGAGGGCAATGATTGGTTCCGTTGTTTCTATCGCCAATGAAGCAGAAGATATTCTCAATGACCTGTTTGAATCCAATGATTTGGAATACGAGTTCACGGATACAAATGATTACCCTCTATTCCTTGCCCCAAACTATAAGAGCGTAGACTTGTTTTCAGCCATCAATTATGTTCTTCAGCGCAAGAAAAAGGTATTGATTTACGAAAACGACAAGTTTACTGTGAAAAATAAAGATAACTCTAGCCTTTATCCAAAGATTTTCTTGAGCGATTCCAATAACAAGATTCAGATTAAGGACTTCAACCGTTCAAGTGGTCTGTTTGACCTTTACAATGAAATTATTGTGTATGGTGATTCGCATGTTTCTACCAAACGAAACCTACGAAGTATTGACAAGATTGGCAAAAAGACACTTGAGTTTGAAGACAAGACTATCTTTACTCAAGAAGATGCAGATGAGAAAGCCATTGAATTGCTTAGGCAACATTCCAAAACCAATGAGAAAATTACGATGGAGATTGGCCATGTAGGATTGAGCCAACTCCGGGCAGGCGATACCATTGATTTGGAATTGACTCAAGAAGGTGTATCTAGAGGCCAATATCTCATCTTGGAAATGGAACATCAAATTGATGGATTCATCAAATTGGAACTTGGGCGATTCAGTAAGGGCTTGGAAGACAGACTCGCAGAAGTTCTCATTTCCACAAAACAAAATAGAGCATTCCTTCGCTCAAAGGAATTGGCTTCCGCCAACGAGAATGCATCCTTGCTGGACCTCATCAATGTGAGGGAACGAAAACTATTGGTGCAGACTCGGACCTCTTCGGGAGGAAGTTCTTTTAACATAGGTTTCGTGGAAGAAATTGGGTTTGATACCGCAATGGGCTTTGGAACTTCCGGGGCAAGTATTACAACCACAACTGTTAGGGAGGTGGAATATTGATTACCGATGAAGCAAGAGCAGACCTCGCAAACTACTTGAAGACAACTTACACCAAGGCTAGAATTGGATTAGGCGGGAACAGTAGCAGTCCTATTTCCGAAGACCTTGATGTTCCCATTTATGATGTAAGCACGGTCGTTCGTTCTCTTTCCGATGAGAATGTTGTAGATTTCAAATTCTCTGTGGCGGGTTCTGCAATCTCCGGATACACGATTCGTGAATTGGGTATCTTTGATGCGACATATTCCAAGATGCTCACACGGCTCAACTTTGAAGGGATTGGTCCCTTCTCATCGGGCGATGTGGACTTCTTTGTGACCATTGAGGTGGAGTGAAATGACGAGTAGCGACAATAGCGGAGGATTCAGCAGAATGGCGGTTGACCCCACATTAGGGGGTCTTCGTGACGGAACTGATTTCCCACATAGCGGCATCTTCCATGCTTTGAACATAGCGAGTGGGGGCAGTTATGCCGTGCTGGATGGGAACAACTTTGACATTACGCAAAGTGATTCATCGGGCAATACGCAGTTTGTTGTAGCGGCTGGTAGAGTGTTTAGAGATGGAGAATACCTTGCAGAAATCGCTACTGCTACCTTTACACAAGGGACTCCTGCTACCTTTGACGAACCAACGGCTGGTAATATGTATTACCTTCTTGTTGTAAACGCCAGCAATGTTTTGGAACTGAAAGATAATAACAGTTTAACGGCAGTAGATATTGTTCCTGTTCCTGCCGCAGGAGATATTCCTATTGCGGTTATTCGTTTGGCCGCAGGAGAAACTACAACTCAGCGGCATATTCAATTCTTGACTACCGGTAAAACAAGCAATTCAGTTAGTATTGGTTATCCTAGCGGCTCCAATTATAGTGAGCAGTTGTCCATCACAAGCGATGGAACAAATGTTGCTTTTGCTGGTGCTAGTAATAGTGATATTCAGTTTACGCCTTCGGGTTCGGGACAAGTTGATGTGACTACGGGTGATATGATTGTCAGCAATGGGAATTTTGAGGTTCCCAATGGATACTCGGAACTCACAGTAGTTAAGAGTGTAACTGATGGAGGGGCCGCAGGATTAGTTGCAGGAACTCCTGTTTATCCAACGAATTACGCCTCCGGAAAAATTATCGTGGATAAAGCCGATGCTACTCAAGCAGATGGAAAATACCCTGCGATTGGTTTGGTGTATGCTAATATCTCTTCGGGTGGTAACGGTAAGGTTGTCGTCAACGGGTTAACCGGAGATATTGGAGCGGCTTTGTTTGATGCTGGTTCCTATTCCGAGGGCGATGTGATTTATCTTTCCCCCAATGTTGGAAAACTTACGAACACTCGCCCCAATGCAACTACGGATATTGTTCAAAACATTGGTAGAATCGTTCATCTTAGTTCTTTTACTGCGGGTTCTTCGGGAACGGCGAAAATTCTAGTGCAGGGTTCGGGCCGTTCAAACGATGTTACGAACGATGGCTTTGTAACCACTAATGCTTCTTCTATTCCTAACTCTAGACAGATTACTGCTGGAACAGGAATTGCGCTTAACGATGGTGGTGCTGGCTCAACTCTTGAAGTTGTCAATTCAGCACCCGACCAAACAGTAAGTTTGACCGGGGCAGGCATTACCGAAGTTACAGGGACTTATCCCAACTTTACTATTACTTCCACAGAAGAAGATACATTAAATTCAGTAACAGGAAGGGGCAACACAACCACCAATAATATTACTGTTGGTAACTTAAGTGCCGGAGAAACTGATGTTGACGGATTAACGAACAGTAAACACTTGGTTGCATCTAAGAAAGAAGCCTTACTAGCAGACTTCCCTGTTTTGGGTGGTGGTCCTCCGATTGAAGATATGGTCTTCTATATCAATGAACCGGGGCCGTTTGGATTACCTGATGCCTCGGCTCATGATGGAACCGTTATTACGCTCAAGAATATCTATGCGGCGGCAGTAACGATTTCTTCTCTTGCAGGGCAACTCATTGATGAAGGCGTTTTCTCTCACGATGCAAGGCTTACTGCGGCCAATACCATTACTTTGGATAGAATGGAAAGCATTACTTTGCAGGGCGTCACAGATGCTTTGGCTACTTTAACAACAGGGTGGATGGTTATTGATACTGATAGCGACACAGATACCGATACGGGCATCCTAAATGTTGTTGAAGATACTACGCCACAATTGGGTGGTATGTTGGATGTCAACGGTAATTCCATTGGGGACGGCACTAATGAATTGCTCAGTTTTTCGGAAACAGCGAGCGCAGTAAATTATCTTGAAATTACCAATGCCGCCACAACAAATGACCCTAAGTTATCTGCGGCTGGTAGTGATACCAATATTGGTATTGAAATTGAATCTAAAGGAACCGGGCTAATAACATTAGATGGTAATGTTTTGATGGGGGAAGTCGTCGGGACTTACGGGACCGCACCTAGAAACTTGAACTTAATTGGCCCGGATGCAGTTATGCGAGTTGCCCGAACATCAACACTTGCCTACGCTCCGGCGATGGAATTGATTCACCTATCTTCAGATGGAAACACCACCAACGCATATTTTGACATTTTTTTAGAAACAGACAAACTTCAATTTAGAGATAGAACAACTGCTGGTGGCGCAGGTCAAGCGGCAGGAATTGAAATCCTTACTCTCATGGAGGGAACAGGTAAAGTTGGAATTCAAAATCCCTCACCTACTGCTGACTTAGACCTTGTGGACGGGGGAACATTCCGTTCAACAAGGCTTCTAACTGTCAATATTACGGCTGACGATACTTTAACTGAAAGTGAACACGCCGGTAGGTATTGTTTTGTAACGGGTGCTAGCAGAACTATTACTTTGGGGGCGACAACGGCTGATGTAGCGGCAGGTATTCATTACACTTTAATTAGTAACGACGCCAACGGCTTCACACTAACTTCCACGAAAACAATGAATGGTTCATCTGATGATATTACCGTTACTGCGAGAAACGCTGTAACTATTATTGCCGATGGGTCTAATTATGTTGTATTAGGTGCGTGATTAAAATGTATTTGGGTGTTGCTGGTGCTTGCGCTGAACAGAAAGCAAATGCCTCCACTACCGCCTATACTTTAGAAGGCATCACCTTCCAAGATACGGGTGACTTCGTTGGGCAATACACAGTTGACTTGGGAATCGGCACGGGGAAGTTGGTGATTATTGACCTTGCAGGGGACTTCGTTGAAGCCTATGACTTTGATGATGCGAGTATGCCAGCCGTTAACGGAAGTGCTAATGAAACTGATAACCCCGGCCTCTCAAATCCCCGTGGGTTCACCTTTGGTGACAACGGTAATTACTACTATGTGGGTGGAACTGCCAGTCCTTGGGTTAGGCGGCTCGCCCTTAGCACCGCATATGATGTGAGTAGTGCTGGAACTGCACAGAACATTAGCAGTTCATTACATAATGCTGGTGTGCAGGGTATCGCATTCAACGACAATGGAACAAAACTCTTCATTGCAGACCAAGGATTCGTCAAGACTGTCACGCTTACAACTGCTTGGGATTTGAGTGCTGGTTCAACCTCAACGCACACAATTAGTAGCACAACTGATAGTGACGGTGACTCAATCAACAATCTCTCCTGTATTCGCTTCAACGCTGATGGAACAAAGATGTTCCTTTCTTACCGCACTTCATTCGGGGACCAAGCACAAACCGCCAATCATCCTAAAATTGCTGAGTTTGACCTAAGCACGGCATATACGGTGTCAACCAAAACATTCGTCCGTCACTTAGATGTTCACCCTTACCTTGGTCTTTATGACACAACGCCCATTCCCCGACCCACATTCATTGGTGGGTTTGATTGGAACTCCGATGGAACTCAACTGTTTATGTCGGCGGTTCACCAAGACGCTTCCGATAGTGTTGGTCCGAAGATTTTGAGATACGCTCTTTCTTGATTCCGCAAGGTTTATTTTCTACACTTGAATGTCGGTGTGTGAGAGTTTCTATCTACGAAGTCGGTCCTAGGGATGGCCTACAGGCCCTTGAAGAATTTGTCCCAACTGAGGTCAAGCAACGGCTGATTGCTTCCCTCTATGAAGCAGGGCTTGAGCATGTTGAAGAAACGAGTATGGTTCATCCTCGCCTCGTCCCCCAAATGGCCGACGCCGAGGAAGTTTTCTCTAAGGGAGCAGTCTTGGTTCTCAACGAGAGAGGATATAAAAGAGCAAAATCGGTAGGTGCTTCAAAAATCAACATAGTATTTTCTCCCTGTGAAACATTTAATTTGAAAAACATGAATAAAACTAGAAGCGAATTAATTCTCATGTATCGTAATTTCTTAGATAAGACTCCTAAAGATGATGTTAGAGTGTATTTGTCAATGGCCTTTGGTAGTCCTTATAGTGGTAGTTTTACTGAACAACAGATTCGCTTGTGTTTGCGAGATGTGAAGATGCTCGGCACTACTGTTGTTTTCTCCGATACTGTTGGGGTTGGGTTGGAGAAGGAAGTGGCTCTCTTTGCTAAACTTGCTAGAGAAGAAGGCCTTACGCCAGCCCTGCACCTTCATCATAAAGGAAAAGAAGAAAGAGCAATGTCATTAGTAAGAGCAGGATTGCTAGCAGGTATTACCCAATTTGATTCTAGCATCGGTGGTCTTGGCGGTTGCCCATTCGTGGAAGAAAGCGGGGCTAATCTTTCTACTGAAACGCT